GCACGGTAATACCATTCGTTCAGGTTGATGTCCCATCGGTCTCGGGCAGGTTTGGGGAGTGAATCCCTTCTGCATCCATTATTTCGTCAAGTTCGTCTTTCTCTTCCTCCAAGTTCAAGCCGAAGGCAGTCGCAATACATCTTGTAATACGAAGCATATCCTCCGGCATCAACTTAGAAGCGACATAGTCTGCCGTGAAGAGAGGATTGTCTGTATGATTCTCGATGTTTTCTTCAACGATCGTTGCATTCATCAGAATTGCAATCACATCAAATACGACTTCGAGTGAATCAAACCTTGAGAGAACGGTTTCAATTCCGTGTTCGTAATTCTTTCCGATCTCTTTGATTGCGTACATATTTAACTGGCAGTCATAATCCTTGCCCATAAATGTAAATATGTTCGTCTTCTTTGAAATATCGTCTTTCATATCTTCCTCCTGTATATTCTTTACGCTATATCAAATAATGTCTTGAGCTTATTAACAGCGTCCGTCGCATCGTCGTACTGATACTCGGTCTTGATGATACCGTCATCGTCCGGGTAAGCAGTCGCATTGATGGTCGGTGTGTTGAATGTGATTGACTCGCCTTTTGTGGTGTATTCGTTTGTCGGCATATCAAACTGTACTTTGTTGTACACAATAACCTTATATGAATTTACACCGCTGTTGACCTCACCGGCAATGAATCCGAATCCGAGGAAGGGGGAAACATCGTCCGACTTGAATACCACTGAAGCAGGTGTTCCCGAGCCGCCGGCTGTGTAGGTTGCGCCAAACAGTCTACCGCAGAGCGCAATAGGAACAGTATCGGTATTGATCGCGAGAGTCTCGGTCTTTTCCTCTGCGCTTTCCGCGAGTGTGTCGTCCGCATAGAGCGTTGTTCTGTTGGTGTTAGGAGTTGCGGTAACCTGAATCAGTCTGCCTACCGCCGCGCCATCGTCAAACCCACTGTTTGTGATGTCAGCAATAACAGGCATTTTTGCAGATATTTTTGCCATTGTTAAACCTCCGTTTCAATCTGTTCAATGATTGATATTATTAAATGATAATATTTAGAATCAGACTCATAACTCCTTTGAGTCTGCTGAATGATATAACCTTCAGTACGAAGGGCATTTCTTAATTTTACGGTCATACTTCTCACATCGGTCAATGAACGAGTGAAATAGTGAACATCAATTTCTCTCTCGGTGTATGCGTCCCAGTCATCAGCATAAGAAGGCGTTTCAACAACGAGATTATAAGCAATCCATTCCGTGAGTTTCGGAAGCGGCTGAGAATTCGCATCGAGGTACACCTTGTTAGAATCATAGAAGTCGGGAAACACATTTACTTTAATGTCGGAATTCGCGACTGCGTGCTCAACGGTCATTTACTCATCTCACTTTCGAATACTTTTCTCATTGTGTCATTAACTCTTCTTTCCGAAGCGGCAATTGCAGGTCTGAAGAACGGCTGTGCTGACATATTCTTTGTGCCATATTCGTTATAAGCGGCAACTTCCATAAGTCTGACTCCGTCCCTTGAGCCTTTGACTGTGACATTTGCTATCCACGCTCCGTCTTTCGTCTGCTTCGGCTTTGTTATCGCAACATTATCAACAACGTGCTTGTGATTCAGCGAAGAACGCGGCGCGCGGTTTCTGACTTCGGTCTGCACAATCGGTGTTGCGGCTTCGAGCATCTTGGGAGCAATCTCATCAAGTAGTCCGTCACTTATTTGCTCAAGCAATTTTTCGAGACCATCGTCTATGTTAAACGCAAACTGCGGCATTTTAATAGCCTCCGTCAATTATCGATTCACAAGTAAGTTCAATTTCGTTTCCGTTGACATAAGTTCGCAGAACAGAATACTCGGTGCCATCATAAAATATGGTCGATTCGTGTTCCCACTCGTCAACATCGGGAAGAATGAATCTTATTTCCGGCTTTAAGCCTTCAGCGTAAGACTGATAAAATTCATTCATCCCTATTGACTGAATGCGGCAGAATACATCTCTGTCTTCAACAGACTCTTTACCGTCCGCGGCAACAATTCTTTTTCGGAGTGTTACAACTGCATCAAACATTTAGTCCTCCTTGTGAATGTCGAGCGATAACAGTTTCTTCTTTTCTTCGTAATTCTGCCGCCACTGTTCACCGATTTCAAGCTGATTGTACATCCATCTGCAATAAAGGATGACCGCTACTATGACCGCCTCGTCTGTTTCGTGGTTGTCAATATCAACCCCGGCAGAAGCGAGGTCGGACAATGCCGCATTGATGTTCAATCTTATGTCATCGTCCAATTTGTTATGTGTGATTCTTAACGCTTTCTTGACTTGGTTGAATATTAACATAAAAACCTCCGAGGGGAGGGGCGGTTAAACCCCTCCGCTGTAATTAGATGCTTGAGCCGGCTTTAACAAACTTAACGAATGCCTTATCAGCAACGAGGCCGATACCGACATACTGTCTGCCGACAATCTTGACAAGGTCTTTCTCTGCGAGTGAAGCATCGTCAACTTTCATTGTGATGCCTTCGCCGTTCGGGAAGTTGAACTGTGCGCCGAGTGAGAAGTCACCGAGAATGGCAAATACTTCGTCTGTCGTTGCGTCGGCAAAGGAATCGAGCTGATCGGTGTAGACAACTTTCGCACCGTCAAATACGTCGGTGAGATAGCTGAGACCCTGCTGTGCTGCAAGGAAGTCAACTCTTGTTCCTCTGTTGATAACGAGAGTAAGGTTTCTCGCTTCGCCGGAAAGTTCAGCTGAGCCTGTGGCAACAGTTGTGCCGGTGATGGAAGAAACGTTGACAGCCGGAACACCGACCTCATCGGAATCAGCCGATGTGGGAGCGCTCGAAATCTTTGTAACAAGGAGATTCTCTGCCTTCTTTACGATCTGGTAAGCGATCTCTTTTACAAGGTAACCCATTGTGTCAACGGTTGTACCCTCAAGAGCTTCATCGGAAACGGTAATCCATTTCTTGATGTTCTGCGCTTTGATTTCAACAACACCGAGAGTGACTACTTCTTCACTGGGAGCGTTTGTGCCTTCAACGTGTACGCTTGCGCCATCAGCTGAAAGCTCGAAGCCTACTGCAAGGTTGCCCTTGAAATATGACTTTTTGCAAAGGTTTACAAGTTCATTCTTTTCCCAGGCAGTCTGGATTTCTTTCTCAAGCTGTGTGGGAACAGGAACATAACCTGTGAGACTTGCACCTGCGTTTGTGCCGTTGGTGGAGAGGAGTGCTCTCGCTTCGTCGTAATTGTCGGTCTTCAGACCATTAAGAAACGCCTCTGCGTATTCTCTGGTGGAACGGATTTCGATGTCTGTCATTTCAATTGTCCTTTCTTCGGGAAGTTCAACTTCCTCAAGTTTTTTTGTTTCGTTTTCTTCGAGTGCTTTGCGTTCTTCCGCGTCGAGCTTCTCTGCTCTCTCAACTATTGAACGCGCTTCCGCTTCGAGTGTCTCGCTCTCTGCGTTGAGCTCTGCAAGTCTTTCCTCGGTAACTTCGCCTTCCATCTCAGCGAGTATCTCGGCTTTTCTTGCCTTGATTTCTTCGTAGAGCATTAGATAATGCCTCCTAACTTTGATTTGATTGATTCTTTGAGATCAGACATTCTTTGCTCAGCGTCAATCCGCGCTTTCTCCTCTGCAATCACTCCGTCAACAAAGGACCGGGCGTGAACGCCTATTTCCGTCGAATCATTAGCCGGGAGAGATACGGCACTAACATCGTATATTCTTCCGAGCTTGCTATATGTCAGCGTTCTGGTCTTCTTATCGAATTTATAATCTTCGGGTAAGACCGAGAAACGCCAAGACATCTTTGTAATCATACCGGCTTTTATGTCTTCGTATAACTGACGAGCTGCTTCAGTTCTGCCGAGGTCCGCGGTGATCTTCAAACCGATATCGTCAACCTCAACTTTGAGAGATTCATTCGATGTTCTCGCAAAAACGCGGCCTTCGTGGTCATACTGCATTATGATGTCCGACTTGTCCGCGCCTTCGAAGTTCTCTCTTGAAAACTGTTCATAAACTTCTCCGTCAGAATCTTTATACAAGACATACGGCTCATACTTTGCCGCATAACCCTCAACGATGTAATCACTCTCGCTCTCTGTGAGAGTTCTTACAATTTCCATTGAGCGGATTTCGGCTTCATTCTTCAACTTCGTTTTGTTCATTGGTGTCATTGTCTTTCACCTCATCATAATTTTGTGTATATTCTGCTCTTATGTAAAATCTGTCCGCATCAGGGTCATCAATGTGGCTTAAGTTGAGTATCTCTCTGCCTTCGTTTCGGGTCATCATTCCTCTGTCCATCATCGTTTGAATGACGTTCACTTTATCGTTAATCGGAAGGTAATTCATTCTGTTGGAAGTGAATTCAATGAAGTTGCCGAAGCTCTGTTCTCTCTCGGTAAATGCTAAATGAGTATGTGTCAATCCGAGTTCCAACGCGAACGGCTCAATCTGTCCCTCATAGTACGCATTCCATTCATCGGGAGAGTAATTGTTTTGGATCAATTTTTCCGAAACACCGAAATAGTTAAGACAGTTGTCTTGAATCAATTTCATCTGCTTATCATCAACAGTAAACTGTTTGACATCGAGCTGAGTGACCG